ACCATGTTAAATATAATCCTGTTGTATTCACAAAAAATAAATATGGATTAATTAATACTGTAGCATTATTTGTTATATTATTATTATTTAAATACACTGATATCGGCTGTCCTACACTTGTATTTGGTGCTGTTTCATAAAAATAATCTATTGGTGGTGCCTCCGAACCTGTTGCTACCGAATATAACCATTCACCATAATATGGTGTTCCTTGTGTTCCTGTTGGACCTAATATACCTGTTGGACCTGTAGAACCCGTTGAACCTGTTGCTCCTGTTGAACCTGTTGAACCAGTTGGACCAGTTCCTAATGGACCTGTTGCACCTGTAGAACCTGTAGAACCCGTTAAACCTGTTGCACCATTTTTACCAGTTGGATAATATAATAAATTTGTAACTGTAATATTATTATTAGGTGCCACCATTAAAATTTCAGCTCCACATACTCCTCCAATAAATGAACGACTTGCTATTAAATTACCATTTTGTAATACATAAATATTAATATTATCTGTATACATTGATAAAATATCTCCCGCTGTAAATGTTCCTGTATATACAACTCCTGCTCCTGGAACTATAAATTGTAATTGATTTGTATATGTTAAATCTAAATAATATATATTACTTGCTGAATTTAACCATATCTGTATTTCAGCACTCGCTTCTGTTAATGCTGGCACTTGTACTTGTAAATATACTCCTTGTGTAACTGTATTAAATGATTCTAATGATGTTACATATTCATATAAATTTCCTCCAATTGCAGTAACAGTTGTAGGTGTAACTACTTTAATAGTATTTACATTATTAGGCACCCATGTCACAAATGTAGCTCCTTGATATCCTGTTGCTCCCGTTGGTCCTGTTAAACCAATTGCACCTGTTGGACCTGTGTTACCAGTTACACCAGTTGGACCTGTGCCTATTGGTCCAGTATAACCTGTTGAACCAACTGCACCAGTTGGTCCTGTCACACCTGTTGGACCAGTAGCACTACTTTTTGGTGAAATTGTAAATGTACTTAATAAATTACTTCCTCCCGGACTAAATGTCCCTGTATATGTTTCTATTGTTCCTTCTACAATATAAGCATTAACAATAGAACTAATTGATGTTACATTCATTAAACGTTGGACATTATAATCTGATGAGAACCATGTTAAATATGCACCTCCTGTATTTAATAATTGTTCTAATAAATTAATAAATAATACACTATTACGTGTTACATTTGTTTTATTAAGATATAATGTAATTGAATCACCTATATTAGTTCCACCTGATAATAATTCCCAATAATCATTTGTTGGGGGATTTGGACCTGTTGCGCTTATCCAAATCCATTGAGCATATGTTGGTGTACCTGGAGAACCTGAGGGACCTGTAGGGCCAGGTGGGCCACCATACGGACCAGTTGGACCTGTAGTACCTGTTGCACCTGTGCTTGCATTTTGTTCTATTAATTGATGCAATATAGGAATCATCCATTTATCATTAGGAGGATTATCCCAAGTACGGTTATAAAATTCACTCATTCTATATCTTATTAAAATAATTTTTTAAATAGAATGCATTTAAAAATATAAACATATCTAATATAAAGATGCCCAAAAAGAAATCAAAAAATATGAATTTGATTGATAATGATTCTGAAGATAAAACTTGGTTAAAAGTATCTGAATCTGAAACGTCAGAAGATGTTGTCAAAATTCTATCTGTAACTATGGATTTAAATGAACTAGATTTTCCCAGACTCTTTGATATAACAACTGAAAATTTACCAAATATTCTTAAAAAAATAATCATTCACGGTTATGAATCTTATTTTCCTGAACCAACACCTGCAAATTCTGAATCAATTTCAAATAATAATACTTTATTTAATCCTATATTCGAAAAACTAAATCAATTACCCACTAAATTTGAAGCTATTGATGGTTTAATTAATAAACTCACTGGTATCTCTAGCAACTCCAAAAAAATTGGTATCTTCGGTGAAAATTATATCCAAGAATTAATATCAAAAAGTTTCATCGGTATGTCCTACCAAAAAACTGGAGAAATTGACCACTCCGGTGATGGACTAATCACCTTAAATAATGGCGGAGAAATTTTAGTTGAAGTTAAAAATTATGCTACCGTTGTAAGTGAAGAAGAAATTAATAAATTTACATTTGATATGAAACACACAAAACGTAAACTTGGCATTTTTATAAGTATTAATTCCAAAATCTGTAAAACTAAAATTATAGATTTACGAACTTTTACATATGAAAATGAATTATATTACCAATTTTTTATATCACAACTCAGTGAGGATTTACATCGCTTAGAAGTCGGGATACTACTATTACAGTTATTAAGTGAATATAAAAATCCTAAAAATAATGAAATAATAATAGATGAAACTATGAAAGAAAAATTAACTAATTTAATTGAACAACTAAATGAAAATGAAAAATTACGAGGATATTTTCTCGATTCTGAAAAAGAAATTAGAGGTTCTTTGAATAACTTTTATCAAAAATTGCGTGATAATCATATGAATATGGAAAATAAAATTAAAAATATCTTCACTTTTTTAAAAGATAATAATGTATCAAATTTACCTGATTCAACGATAAAACAAAATGAATATTTAGAAAAATTCAAAAATTTAAAAATATATAATATACTAAAAAAAACTCTTGATTTTATTTTTACAAAAAATTTAACTATTTCTCTCACTGATAAAGAAATTATTATTAATAATATTGGTAAAATTAAAATTTTAAAAGATAAGATTGTTCTCAATACTAGTTCTAAAATGCAAATTACAATTAATGACTATAATTGGGATAATTTTGAGAAACAATTTCCTAAAACTTGATAAAATTGAATATATTATTATATAAGTTAATCTATATAATATTACTAAAAAGATGAGTTCTCCTTACGAGTATTCTATGACCGAAGACGATAAGTATTATATGATGTATATCAAGTCTAGATTTACTAATATTGATAACTATTTTATTGACTATTTTAAACCAAAACCCGATATCAAGTTTTATCAGCTAAGAGACTACATTAAATTTCTCACTAATCTCAAAGAAGATTACCACAAAAAGTCAATGAGTTATTGGATTAAAGATCCTCGTGGATTTACATACATTAGCCAATCTTCAGAACTTAAATCACTTTCCAAGAATATTAAAAAACTTGATATTATAATTAAGAAAAATCAGATTGCAATCAAGCATGACAAGTTTCTTGAGAATGAAATCAAACAAACAAAAAAGAAATCTAAGGCACACGAACTTGCCGAAAAGTTAGACAGAGATGAAATGACCGATGAGGAATATGCTGAATTTTTGGCATATCAAGAAGAACTTAAGATAGAAGAATACGCTATCTATCATGAAAATAAATATAAGGCTGTCCTTGTTCAACTTTTAGAATATACAATTCCTATGAATGAAGCAAGGGAACATTTTCGAGAGACAACTGGATATACTATGAATCCAAAATTAATCGAACTCGACAAAAAAAATATTAGGTTTTTTTAATTTCTATATAAAGAAATATATTTTCATAATACATATAAAATGCTCGGACTCACTGCTCTTTCTTATGCTGTATCTTTAGCTGCTCAACCTTCTTTCTCATCTTGGTTAGTTACCAATGGTAGAAATTACACTTCTTTTGAAGAATTCACTCACCGTGAAAATGTTTACAACCAAAATTTACACAAAATTGCCGCCCACAATTCTCAAGGTAACTCTTGGACAATGGGTGCCAATAAATTTGCTGATTTAACACCACGTGAATTCAAACAACTCACTGGATCTTGTGTATTTCCTGAACGTAACAGACATAATAACCTCCGTATTGATATTGGTGCACCTAGCTCCGTTGATTGGACAACCAAAGGTGCAGTTACCCCAGTTAAAAATCAAGGACAATGCGGTTCATGCTGGTCATTCTCTGCAACTGGTTCCATGGAAGGTGCATGGTTTCTCTCAAACGGAACCCTCCCTTCTTTATCCGAACAACAACTCGTTGATTGTTCTGGTGCCCAAGGTAACCAAGGTTGCAACGGTGGACTCATGGATTCAGCTTTCCAATATGTCATTGCGAATGGTGGAATTACAAGTGAATCTAACTATCCATATACTGCTACGGATGGTACTTGTAATGCTGCAAAAGCAAAACAAGTTGTTGCCACTATTAGTTCTTTTACTGATGTACCTGCTGGTTCAGAATCTGCGTTAATGGCTGCTGTTGCTCAACAACCAGTTAGCGTTGCCGTTGAAGCTGACCAAAGTGTTTTCCAATTATACGCTGGTGGTGTAATGACATCTCCTTGTGGTACAAATCTTGACCATGGTGTATTAGTTGTTGGTTATGGTACACAAAATGGTTTAGATTACTGGAAAGTTAAAAACTCATGGGGTTCATCATGGGGAATGGATGGTTATATCTTACTTGGTCGTGGTTCTCAATATGGTGCCAATGGTCAATGTGGTGTTCAAATGGATCCTTCTTATCCTGTAGTTGCTTAATTTATCATATATAAAATATTATATATAATAGATAATAATGAGTAGAACAATTCAAAAATTTACATATGATTTATTAAATAATTTTATTTCTAAATATGAATCATCTTTATTAGATAATTATGAAAATGTAAAATTAACGAGAGATACAAATATATCTTTTAAATGTAAATGTGGTAATGATTCATCTAAATTATTTCGATATATTGTTGAAACAAGTGGTCCTACTTGTAAAAAATGCTCCTTAATAAATAGACAAACAAAATTTGAAGATATTTGTATTAAAAAATATGGTGTTAAACATCATATGAAAACATTAGAATTTGAAAATAAACGTAAAAATACAAATATATTAAAATATGGTACTGATAATCCAAGTCATAATATAAATATTATTAAAAAAATAAGTGATAAATTAAAAACAGATGAAATTAAAACAAAAATAAAACAAACATTTTTAAAAAATTATGGTATAGAAAATCCATATAATAATATAGAAATAATAGAAAAACGTATTAAAACAAATCTTCTAAAATATGGCGTTGAACATATATCACAAAATTTAGAATTTCAACAAAAAATTCAAAGAAATGCATTTAAATACAAATCATATAAACTACCAAGTGGATTAGAAATTAAAATTCAAGGATTTGAAGCATATTATTGCCCAAATGATAACGACCAAGCTAGGGATTTGCTTTTTGGTGAAGATCCGGTAAAACGATTCGAATCTGCATTTCCATTAGAAATGTATCTTTCTAACGCATTGGAATATGAAGGAGAAACCGCTTTTTTCTCTAAATTTGGACTTGAAATTAAAAATAATATAAAAGTTATTGTTTCAAAAAGAACATTTTCACAAAGAGTTCCACAAAATACTTTTACAAGGCCAAGAGAAGGTGATCTTGTTTATATACCATTTCTTAATGGTACAGGTGAGGTCTATGAAATTAAATTCACGGATCAAACCAAAGATTTCTTTATGTTGGGTAGGAAAGTTCCTTATTTTTATGAGCTTACTATGGAAAAATTCAAATACTCACAAGAAGTTATCACCACAGGTGTTGCTGATATTGATCAGGTGGTTACCGATTCAGCATATACCTTACACCTTAATATTGGTACAGGAACAGGAACATATGCAGTCAATGAAATTGTATTCCAATCAGCAGACGCAACATACGCAAATGCTTCTAGTGTTGCTATTGTGCAATCCTGGATTCCTTCTTCTAACACACTTTCTGTGTCCAATATTG